AACGCTGAAAGCTCCGTTGTTTCCTTTCTCAACTTTTGCAAAGCCGTGATTGTACTTCGAATAAGGGTTGTAGTCGGGCGAAAGTTCGCTCAAACAACCAACACCCCAACAAGTAATAAACTTTCCGTTAGCGTCCCTCTCGTTGTGTTCAGCTGTTTGGAGGTGATGTCCGCAAATCGCGGACACCTTCGTCTTCATAAACAACCCACGCGCAACATTGACAGAAGGAAGGAATTGCTTGCCAAACTCGTGACCGTGAAATATAGACAACTTACCTATGTTTAACTTGCTCTTTCCGTCAATCCATTTAACGTCGTGTTTATCACAATGCGTTAGAGTTGGAAAATCAAAAGCGTCAATGTCGAATAGTTCGGGAGCTTTAATGCGCATATAACGCCAGTAGCGTTCTTCGTGGTTTCCTTCTTTGTAGTAGATATTCGCGTTCGGGAACGTGTGTCTGAGTGAAGCAAGAAATTGACGAATTGAATATAGTTCGTCTTTGAATTTACGCTTGCGCGGATCTTTAACAAAGTCGGAAATCATATGACAGTCTAACGCATCGCCATTTAAAATAATTGAATCACAGCCTTGTTTCAATCCTTCTGCGATAGCGCACTCCAACGCTTCATTGTCTTGGTAAGGTAAGTGAATATCTGACAGGATTAAAAACTTATTTCCCTTCAATTCAACGTGTCTACGTTTCTTTGAATAAGACTTTGGAAGTGCATATGGGTTGGAAGGTCGTGGTGCTGTATCAATCAATTCTTTTTGTGTGTTAGATATTCTGCTTCGCTTTCCAATCTTACCGCGCACAGTTCGAATGTAATTACGCGCGTGTTCTAAAGAATCAAACGCTTCTGGATATTCAGTAAATAACTTTGAAGCCAATGAGTGCGAAGGAGCGTCGGGAAATTTGCTACAAATCTCCGCTGTTATTTTCCTCGCTTCTGTCTGTGGTCGTGCCATTCTTTTGTTTTGTAAATCGTTCTATTACTGTTCCTCCGAATAAACCGCCTGTCAGAAGCGCGAGTGTGTCAAACATCGCAATGGGACAAACGTAGTAAGTAAATGTTGCAATATAACTCAAAACGATTAGGTTAATTGTAACAAATATAGCGACAATTCTTTTGGAACTTACTTTGGTTGAAGAGGTAAGCAATTCCTTAAGCCATACCTTCAACTTGTCCTTCATAAAAACTTTAATACGAATTGAACGATTAACCCACCAACCACACCAGCAGCAGTTGCAATACCACCCAAACGAGCGACTTGTAATCTTTGATTCTGAATGTACTTGTCGTGCTTCTGCACCTTGCTCACAAGACCTTCAATTTTCATTTCGTCGTCACCGATTAACACATTATAAATGCGGTCAATCTTCTTGTCCATTTCTTGAAGTTGTTCGTGTATCAAAGCTATTTCGGTTTCTGTGTTCATGACTTAAAATACAATTCAATTTCAGCTTCGCGACGACGAACTAAACCTTTCAAAATTACTCCGCCTCCTTTGTTCCACATACGAAAAGAATCTGCTATTGTTGGGTCTGTTGGGTTAGCGTTTACCTTTCTCAAAACTGAAGACTTCTTGAAGCCACCTGTTCCGATGTTGTACGCAAGTGAAACACACGCGCTAAATTGGTTTTCGTTGAGCGTTTGCGTTATCAATGCACGAACAGAAACCGCGAATTTGTCAACGACGTTTTTTGCTAATTGCTCCGCACGCGCCTGTGTTATAACGTCGCCTTCCTTAACCTTCGTTCCGTCTTCGTAAAAGGTATTTCCGTAACCTATTGTCCAAACGTTAGCAGGACACAAATAAGCTTTCAAACGACAGCCTTCAAACTTCTTGAGTAGCGCGTATCCGTCAGCGTTAACTTTCATTTTTGAGTTTGTTTATTTGTTTTTCTTTCTTTGCTAAATACTTACGAAACTTTTCTTCGTAAATCTTGTGCATCGTTAAATTCTTTTTGCGTCCCCTTGTTGCCATTCGTTTTTGTTTTAGTTATCTCAACCAACCTAAACCACGTCGTCTGTATTCGTATGGTAGTCTATCGCGTCCGTCGCTAATCTCGAAAGCGTTCGAAGGATATACATTTGTTTGTGACCATATTTGCTGCGTTACGTTTGTCGTGTACTCTGGAAAGTCCGACTGATTGAAACACAAATAGTCGACCATTCTTTGCGTGTAAAACATCGCTTGTGAACGCGCTTGATCGCGGTAGTTCTGTAAGTCTGTTTGACTTATTGGTGTTGTGTCTTCACTTGTGCGAATTACTAAACTTCCGTTGTCCGTTTTAACGTACAAATGTGGAAGCACTTCGTACATCGTCCACCACATTACCATTCTACGCAAGTAATTGTCAAGAAGGGTAGCATATGCGCCTTCAACGTCGTCGTTTACAACGTCTTCTTTAATCTTATTGTAAAGGTCAGTTCCAAGATACAACTGCGCGTACTTGTCCTGTGACAAATAAATAGCAGGATACATCAAAAGAGGGTCAACGCTTCCGTTAATCCAAGTATATTTCTTGATGTAGTTTTCGTCAATGAGTAGAACTTCGGGTTGTAGTGCCATTTTTTATGAGTATTTAAGTGAACCGCGTGTTGGTGTGTTAATTGGAGCAACACCTTCAGCTCCTTTTTGTGGTACAAATGGATTGTTACCTACGCGCTTATCATTGTTTAATCCGTCGTTAGGTAAAATACGTCCTTTTGAATCTCTTTTTCTGATATAGATTTGACGCTTCCAAAAGTGGTGACAAAAACAACCACCTTTCCAAATAAATATGTCGTAAGTGTTTGAACCTCCAGGACCGAAATCGGGGTTAATGTCGGGGTCTTTACTCATTTCTTGAATGTCTTCATATCTGAAAGACAAACCTGCCTTTGATAGCCCAACCATTTCTTGACAAAACTCACGACTGTTTTCGCTTAAATTTTGTGAGTAAGCGTAACGCAATTTATAAAGTCCCGTGTCGCCAAATGCAGACCTTTCGTCAGCGTTTGCATAACTGCGAACACTCATATATTCTTGACGGAAATTAGCTTCGTTGTGTGGGTCTGTTACGTCTTCTTCGCTCAACAATTCCCACTCGTTCAAATCAACAATTTCAGCTTTCTCTTTTAGCGTGTTAATCCAAACACGACCTTGTTCGTCTGAAAAGTCATTTTCAGCAACCGCAACTACTTTTTTTTTTAATTCAGCAGTTTGCACCGTTGGTTCAACAACTACAACTTCGGGGTCAAAAGGCGAGTTCATTTCAATGTTTATCTCTCCTAAAATTGGAGTGAAAACACGCTCGATAATTCTTTGGTATGGCTTGATAACTTGGTTGTTGAAGATTTCCAAACCTACCAACATTTCGTCTTTATTCGAACCGAAACCTGTTGTGTCTCTAATGCCGTGAATAAGAGGTGAAACAACGCGGTGTCCTACCATAATTTGCTTCGCTGTTTCTTCGCTTAAGAACTGATATTGCTTGTCTGCGTCCGACAAAGGAAATGCTTCGATTTGTGGAGCGCGAGCAGGATCTTCGTTGAAGGTCATTAAGAACTTACCTGCGTTACTTGCACCACTCAAACGTGTTTCCCACTCACGACGAATAGCCTCACGTTCTTCTTTTTGCGGTATTCCGTTTAAGAAGTTTATAATGAACGAAGGGAACAAGCCGTTTAAGATATTGTTGACGTGGTAAAGTCCCATTTGATAAGACAATTCAACGTAATTCAACGCTCCGAAGTAATCGGGTTTAGGATAGTAAACACTTCCTGCCGACATTCCGTGAGCGTAAATAACTTGTCTTGGTTGTTCTTGTGCAATGGAAGGATTGAACGCAGGGATGAACTCTGGCTTACCACGTTTTGAACGCGTATTCGCCCAATCTTTAGAATAAAAAACTCCTGTAATATCGTCTTCTTCTTTGTCGTAAGCAAGACGACAATTCTCAAAAGGCAAGTGGTTTATTTGAACAACGCGTGTAAAGTCCATAGACCAAATTACTTCGGCAACAAACGCGCCTTGTAACTTTAAATCAAAGGCAATACCTTGCAAAGCATTGTCGAGAATAGTTCCCGTACCTTGTCCCTCAATCATGTAAGAAATTGAGTTCACCAACGCGTTATGTATTGGTGAGTTTTGGTAAAGGTTTATAAGGTGTTGAGGGAATAAGTTGTTTTGTCCGTAGTCAATCCAACCGCTTCTGTTCTCTTTTTCAATCGCCTCAACTGGCTGATATAATGAAAGGTTAATTGATTGTATATTGTTTTCCATTTTATGCGCCTGTATAAATTACATCTACGGGAATCGTAGGTGTTGAAACGTCAAAGTAAATTGTTCCGTCTTGAAGGATCATCAAACCCTTTTCAACCAAACCAACTACGGAAGCGTTGGTAGGGTCTATATTGCTGCTGCTGTTTTGTCCGTACACTTCGTAATGATAACGTCCTGCATCGTTCAAACCAACGGTTGTTAGTCTTATTTTAGTTACGCGTTCGTTCTCGTTGATAACGGTCACTACTTGCGCGAGTTGTTCACCTGTCATTTCGTAAGTTAAGACAAGTAAATAATGAGTAAAGGCAACGTTGAAATACTGCCGACCTTCGTCTAACGAAAGCCACGCGTACTGATTCGCTGTGTTTGTGTTTAGGTATACCATTCCCCTTTTCCTTTACGTTAAAATTACATCACAGAGGAGCGCGTTGCTCCTCTATGTGTAAAAGTTTTTTTATTAGTCAAGAAGACTTAAAGGCGCACCGTTCAATTTGTAAGCACGCTTTGCAGATTCGTGAGTGAAGGCTAAAGTGTAACCGTTCATATCTCCTAATACTGTTCCACTTGCAGCAGTTCCAGTTGAAAGGTCTGCTCCGTACTCATATCCAACAGCCCACCAATTTCCGTTAGTGTCTTCAACGAAAACAATTACGCGTGCAGTAGCTACGTTTTGCAATTCAAGACGCTTTGCGCTTGATAATTTTTGCAACATTACGTTCACAGTCTGCGTGTAAAATACTGTTCCGTTGTCTCGGTTAAAATTAATTGTTTCTTCAAACGATCCTGTTTGCGTTGGCAATTCGTATGTGTACAAATCACCACTTGCAGGGCCGTTGATTACTGTCACAACTTCAGAAGCGTCTAAGGTGAAAGATGTTACTTCTGTTTTGTCAACCAAAACGATTTGCTTAATACCACCGATTCCGTCTTTACAATCGAGTGTAAAACCTGTGCTTAATTCACATGCCATATTTGTATGTTTTTATTAGCACAAAAGAGGGGTGGTTTTTATGCCACCACCTCTATTATGCAAGGGTTAGAATGGTTGAAATTATGCAGTGTATTGGTAGAACGCGATTTCAGCTCCGAAACCGTATTGTACACCTGCGAAGAAGTTAGCAGCGAAACGTACGTTGTTAGACAAGTCGTATTGGTACATATCTAAAACAGAAACGTTGTTCCATTGGTCAAGTAAGTTAGTTCCGAACCAAAGATTGCTCTTTTGGAACATAGCCATTGTGTCGTCAGACATACCAGGACACTCAACGATGTCGTATTGTCCTTGCCAAGTCATCTTAACAGTCTCACCTTGATAAAGGTAAGAACCACCGCCAAGACCTAAAATAGCAGTTCTGAATGCTTCAGCAACGTTTGAAGAAACTGCGATAACAGGCTTTTCAGAAGCACGACGAACGCGTACAGGAAGTGTTAAAACAAGACGATTCATTTCTTCGATAACGTTTGATGTTGTGATAGCTTCTGGTGAAGAAACGTCAAGAACGTCACCGTCAGCCAAGAACAAAGTTTCGAAACCTGCGTACTCGCCTGCTGTTGCGTTAACACCTTGCCACATGATGCGCTCATTTTCAGCAGCCATTCCTGCTAAAATGTTAGCAATTAAAGCGTCAGTCAATGAAGCGTGAAGTTCGTTGTTCTGCTCTGAACGCGCCTCCCAATCCGATAAAAACGTATTTTTACACAATTGTCTGTGAATTTGGAATTTTTCCAAAGTCAAGATACGCTCTGTTAAAGTAACTGTTCCTTGTGGATCAAAATCGCAAGTAGCGTTTTTGAAAGTTACGTTGTCAACAAGACGACGAACAACTTGTTTGTACTCGATATTCTCTTTGAACGTAACCGCAGCAAGCGATTCGTTGCTTAAAAATGCAGCGCGAATATATCCTGCTGCTTCTCTACCTGCGTAGGTAGTAGTTAAATTGGTAGTAGTAGCCATTTTTTATTGTTTGTTTTTTTATTATTTTTTAAGATGAAATAAGAAACGCTCCTCTGCGCTCATCTTGTGATAAGGTTTAGAAGGTGTGTTTACTTTTGCTTGCTTTACTTCTTTGATAGAAGACGCAGCAGGTTGTGCGCTTAATTTTGTTACTTCGCTCGAAAGGTTCTCGTTTGCTTTCTTGATGTCAGCAAGTTCGCTTTCTAACTTAGCAACTAACGACAAAAGTCCTTCAACCTCTGCGCTTAGTGATTCTTCAGCAACAACCTCAGAAGTTTGTTCTTCTTCGATTACTACTTCAACCTCTGGCTTTTCTTCTTCCATTGGTTTCAATTCGGTTACAACACCGTCAGCAACAACGACAATAATACTTTCAGCTGTCTTGTATTCTCCGTCCGCCAAAACAACCTCGTTGCCTTCTGCGTCTTTGCCGAATACACGAACACCTGCAGCCCAAACGTCGCTGTCTGAATAGATGCTTGTTCCGTCCTCTAAAATCGCTTCAACCATTTGCTTCACCTCAACAACCTCTTCGGCTGATAGGCTCACGTTGTGTTTAGCGAATAGAGCGTTTACTTTTTCTCGTAAATTCATAATTCTGTTAATTGTTTGTTTGAATAGGATATATAAAAAGAGGTATATTTGTTTCGTAATTGAACTTTTCATAGGTTACAATTTTTGATTTTTGGTTTAGACGGGGGAGTGATTACCCCCGTTTTTTTTATCCCAAATTGTCAAGAATAGTATTCAGTATCTTCATTTCGTCTTCGCTCAATCCATACGTCTTAAAGCCCATTTTACCGCCCTCGTTCGTTATCTTCGTGAGCGCGTTTAAAAACAGGTTGGCATCGTCGTTGAATAGTTCGACCTTTAGAAACCCCCCTGCTTCGATGTTCATTTACTTGTTTGGATTGTATGCCCAATTCATAAGTGAAATAGTACGCTTACTTCCGCAAACGTTCCCGTTGCTATCTTGTAAAATGTCGCCTGCGGTATTCTCGCGCATACGGTTTATAAACGCGATAGTCTTTCCTGCGTCTTCAAAGTGTTTCTCCGTCCACATATCTTTGTTCGTTTGAAGTAGTTCAAGGTTTCTTTCGATAGGTGAACGATCAAGTGAAGCTAACGTTGAACACTCTGTTTCGCTCCACGCTTTCAACTCTGAGTAAGTCATATTTACAGAGTTCATATAATCGTCGTAACGCGCGTCTATTTCTTCTTGCGTAGCTAACGTTAGCAACTGCTCTAATTCTTCAATTAAAGTGGGTTGTTGTTCGCTCAAATACATTTCTTTCTCAGCTATAAAGTTTCCTTCGATTGAGAACCCAAGAACCTCTTTGTTTTGAATCTGTTTCTTCACTTCTTCGTTCTCTACTTTCATGCAACCGAACCACGTTCCTTCTGGAAGGTCGAAGCCGAAGTTTTTACTCTTGTCGTTTTCTCCTTCAATTATCCACGTTTCAACAAGACTAACTCCGTCAACCACTTTCGCGTGTTCAACCGTTGCGTTATTTTGGTTTGCTTGCTTCAAATAGTTGTAAGCGATAGCGCGAATAGTGTCTTTCGAATACTTAACGTAGTATTCCTCGTCCGTTTCGTCGTTGCGTCTGTAAATAAGTTGGTCGGGAATAAGCAACGCTCCATACAAAAGACCTCTAAAGTCTTCTTTGAACTTCACGTTGTGTTGTTCGCTTAGTGCTACGAAGTCCACACCGATAGCAGGTTGTTCTACAACGCTTATCGCGTACACTCCAAGAAGTCCTGCGTCGTCTATTCCGTATTCTATTACTTTAATTTTTTTCATTTTTTATCCTCCGAGTTTAGATTGATTTTGAATTAACTGTTGAGCTTCTAAGTTGCTGCTCACTTGACTGCTTACAACGTATGCTTGAAGTGGTGGTTGTTGCTGTCCTGGTTGGTTGCCTAAGAAGGCGAAGTTGGCAGGTGAAGGTGCTGTTGTACCGCCTGCGCTTGGAATACTCCCACCACCTGTTGAACCACCGCCTGTCGAACCGCTTCCGTTAAATTGTTGACTACTTATTACAGCAACACGCGCAAGACCTTGAGCAATTGCTATTCCTGCTGCTACGTTTGCACGAATAGGCGCGTCGGGAGTTGGTATTGCTAATTGTGAATAATACGCAGCTTGTGCTGCCATATATGTATCTATTGTAGTGGTTGCAATACTTGATGCTTTTTGTATTTGAAAAGCTTTTCTTTGTTGTCTTTCGCTATCCCCTGCAAATGCTCCTGCTAAGTCGCTAATAATAGATAAAGAAGCTCTCATCGCTTCTATTCGAAGGTCTGCTTTTGCTTGTTCTGCGCTTCTTAAATTATCAATTTCCTGTTGTGAATTAGTGGCTCTTAACGCTGTAAGTTTAGCGTGTCCTTCCATTTCGATAAGAAGTTTCGCGTCCTCTCTTTTCTTTAAATCTTCATAACTGATAGATGCCATTCGCTCATCTTCAGCCATCATCTCGTCGTTTAACTTCTTGCGACGTGCTAATTCTGCTTCGTCAGCTTCTTTTTGACGTTGTTCAGCATTTTTATTTTTATCGTCTAATTGTTTTTGAAGTTCTAATTCTTTTGCTTTTAACTCATTTACAGTTGTTCCTGTTGCGATTGCAACTTTAGCATTTTTAATAGCTTCTTTATCAGCTAACAACTGATTTAACTCAGCTTGAAGTTGTTTTTGTCTATCAGTTTGAACTAAAACTTTTTTTGTTTCAATATCCTTTTGAACAAAATTTGCTCGTTCTGTTGTATATTGTTTTTCCGCCATTATCAAGTTTTCCTTGTCAATGTTGGATTGTAGTATTCTTTGCTTCTCGTCAATTACAGCAAGTTGTTGCCGTCTTAAATCTTCAAATTCAGCAATCGCTTGTTTCTTTTTTAATTCTTCATCGTAACCTTCTATTGTTAATATCTTTGCCTTATCAATTCCTTTAAGTCTATCTGCTTCACCTTTAGCAGTTATATTACTTAAAAAATTACGCGTTTCAATTAACTTGTTTTCTTTTTCACGAATTGTGTTTATATCTCCAGTTGTTTTAGCAATTTCAAGTTCATTTTCTGCAACTTTTATATTATTATATGCCTTTTCTTTTTCAAGTTCAAAGGTTCTAAAACTTTCTCCATATAATGTTTTTTGTTTATTTATTTGAGCATCTAAAATTTGATTTTGCTTTTCTAACGCTACATTTGCTTCACCTAATTTTTCTACTTTTTGAGCTGTTCCACTTAACGCTGCATTTATCTTATCAAAGTTTACAACAAGTAAAGCAACAGCACCACCAAGTGCAAGCAATGGATTACCCACAATAGCACCTGCAAGATTTCCCAAACCTTTAACTAAACCGCCTATTTCGTCTTTAAGTGTTTTAAAATCAATGCGAGAAACAGCGTTACCCATTCCTGTTAATGCTTGACCTGCTCCGCGTAAATCTAAAGACATTAAACGACTACCAAACAACGAAACGTTATTCGAAAGACCTTCGAAAGCGTTACCCGCGTTTGCGTTAATCTCTGCGGACAAATCTCCAATACTATCCTTCAATTCAGCAGCACGCGCAGACGCTTTCTTGAATTCTTCGCTCGAAGCGTCCATTTGTAACAACTGCTGATTCAACGCGCGAAGTTCTGCCTTAGCCGAAGTAAATCCTTTCGCTGTATTTTCTGCTGCTGCACCCGTCTGATTAAGGACGTTAACACCGTTGGTATTTACTATTAAATCAATTGTGTTTGCCATTACGAGAGTAGTTTATAAAATATAAATATCCAAAACGCGACGTTTACGGAAATAACAATAGTTTTCCACGCGTAGTGTTTCCACAATTTCAGCTTACGTTTGCCGTTAGCAACACGTCCATACTCGCTATTATTTTTGACGTTCAACTTAATGAACTCTAAGCAAGCGACCATAGCGTTTGCTTTATTTTGAAGATGTCCCTTTGAAGTCGCTTCCATTTGATATTATTGTTATTGTGTCACCTAATCCACTTAGTGTAATGCTTCCGCTACCTTCAACCGTTTCGCCTGTGTACGCTTGTATTGTTACTGTGTTAGCCGCTACTGACTTTTGAATTATCAATTCACGACCTAACGTTGTCGTTGCAGAAGGTAAATAAATAGTAACGCTTGCGCTTGTTGTATCTGCGAAAATCATTCGGTCAAAACTCGTTACAACGTAGTCAGTCGTTATCGTCTTAACAGGTTGAGAAATACTTGCGCTAAATTGAACAGGTGCGCCAAACTGAGTAGGCGCTAAAGTTGGTGCTTGTGAAGTAATAAAGGCACGAGTACCGCCATTCGGTTGAGAATAGCAGTTGTTTTTCGCGCTGTTCCAATTATAGCCAAAGCGAGTACAACATTCTTGCGTTACCGTTGCAGGATCTCCGTTTGGTGTTTCCCAATTCAACGTTTGGTCTAAGTTAGACGAAACAGGTTTAAGGTCGCAGTCGTTGTCTACATCGAGAATACGAATAAGTTTCACCTTTGTTACGTCTTGTTCTCCAACGACGTACCCTTGAATATCCAACACGCGCCACCAAGAATCTACTATCCAAATTTTATCGCTAAATTGAAACGTGAAAATATCGTTCAACGTTAGTGCGAACATTCCTTCCATTATGCGCGCTTGTCCGTCGTATAACTCGCGGTAGTAGTTGCGCCACCAACGATTGTAAAGGTTGTCGTAAGGGTTGGCTGTTATTGTGTGCGGTGGTATTTCGGGAGCGAAGTTTAAATCGCTATCTGAAACGTTCGCATTTATTACACTATAATTATTAAGCAAAGCGACAGACGTAGAAACAATGTCATTAGAAACTTCGTCGTAAATGTTTACGTTTGCATTTCCTGCGTAGTAAAGAATACGCGGTTTAGGTTGTACAAATTGCCCTTCTGAGTTAATGAATCGAGGACAAACTACGTTCGTTGTTTCCACAGGCGCGGAAGGTGTAGATGCGAAAGCAAGCTCAACCTTTTCTTCACCTGTCGCGAACTCGTTTGTTATTTCGAAGTCTGCTTCCGTTACTTCGTACCTTCCATACACGCGCCCGTTGTCGTTGTATAGCGAGTTAAAATAATCTCCGTCCTCTGTATA